ATATCATCGGATACTAATTCTGATAATGAACCCGTTTCAAATGATGAATCATCCCAACCTATTCTAACTTTTGGTTGATATATAGTATTTGTTTCTTTAGAAAAGAATTTTAGTTGACCGTAATCGTTTGTATCGTTTTCTAAATTAGAATTATGTTTAATAACAAATCCATTATTTGGTAATGAACCGTCTAACCATAACTCTATTATATTTTTTACATTAACAGATAAATCAGATGATAAATAATCAAACGATTGTGTAGATTCGATGACTGTGTACCATGTTCCACCTCTACCATTATATGAACCAGATGATTCTGGTGAAAGTGAATCGGCAAGTAACCAATTTGTACCGGATGTTTTATGATTCCATGTAATCCCATCTGTGGTTATTTCATCAAAACGAGTACCAATACCCATTTCCCAACTTTGAGATACAGGATGAACATATAACGTGTAAGAAAGGGGTATTTCAGATGATTCACATTCATGTAGAATTAATTCTGCAGAATCCATTACAATATCTCCATTTGAAATTGAAGATGATAGTGAATTTAAATCAAATTGTATGAATGTGCGTGCAACATCTTTTAGGTTTCCATAATATGTTTTGGAAACTTCTAAAATTTCATCTAATCCAGTATTTTGTACTGGTTGTTGTAAGTAAATAGATGCATCTTTTGATGCTGTTAAAAAATGATACATTATACAACCCTCCCCTTAATATCTTGATTTGGGAACTTAACTTCAAATACCGATGGGTCTAACGATGGATAAACCATTTTACCTTTCGTTGCCGCTTGAATATTATATGAGTGTTTAGAATAATTACCCAAACATTTATTTACAATTTCACATTTTGGTACTGATTGAACTCCTTCAACTCCTGCAATCAATAATTCAACTTCAGAAAGATTGATAGCCATATTGAATGTCCAATTGTCAATATTGAAATACTCTTTAAGTTCAGTAATACAACGAGTTAAAACTTCTCTTTTGTTATATCCACCATATACTCTTATTTCAAAATCAATACCAATATTAATAATAAATCCATCTAACAAATTAACACCATCGGTTAATAAACGATATTCATTCATATATGTTTTTAAGTTTTCCTTAACTGCACGATTTAAGAATGCTAAATTTTTCTTTGAATCATATCCTAACACATATAAATTAATAGCAAATGGATTATTTTTTTCTGCTATATTATTTTTCTTACCTATTAAGAATTTTTGTACTTCTTGTTTGATTTCATCTTCGGTAAGATTTTTATTTTTCAAATCAGTTACTAAACCAGTAAATTCATCTAATGATTCTGGGTTAGAAAGGATTGAAGATGGTGAATTATTATCCAACTCCCCATCCGGTGCACAATATGCTTTTGCAATACCACCATACTTTGCTGGTAATGATAATGCTCTTACTTGATAATCTTTACGAGTTACTGCACGATTTTGAGAACCAAAGTTTGCCAATGCGTTTTCTCTAATTTCTTCAATCGTTTCTTCACCTCTACCACCACTAGCAGGAGTTTCGTTATCAACTGCAATCGATTGCTTCATTGCAGTATATAATCTTAATTGTTGTGATGTGAATGATGCCGTATCTTCGTCAAACTCAACTCTATCAATTTTAGTTAATTCACCTTTTGAAACATTTGATTCAACACCACCACCTACTAAATATGAAACTGTGAATTTACCTACTGGTGCTTGACCATATGTATTTGTTTTTAAGAAATTGGCAGGGTCAAATGATGAACCTAATTTATTTATAGATGAATTTAATCCCAATCCTACATTTTTAAAATTAGGAATAAGTGTTTCATCTGCAGTTGATATACCTCCACCAAATATAAGTGTGGTTGTATTATCTTCATTAATTTGTTTTACAAATCTACGAGATGTTTTTATTAATTTTAAAACATTTGGTACTGAATCTTTAAATTGAACCAAATCTTTATCAGTTTGTTCGGTTGTAGGATAATCTACATAAACCATTTCTTGTGCAAGATATGGAACTTCATACCACTTATTTCCACTACTATCTCTTACATCGTAAATATCAATTACATTAGTGTTTGCAATAGTTATTTTAGAAAATTGTTCTGGGGTTGTAAATGTATATTCTTGTTGTTGTAACATACCCGAAATTGCATTTACATATTTTTTAACCAAATACATCGATGGAACTCCACCGGTTTTTTCATATATTGTAATTTCTCTTTCATCATCTGAATTAAAATCCAATAATTCAGTTGTTCTAAACGTTACACCACTTGGACCAGATACTAACATACCTTCTTTGATACGAAGATAAAATTCCGGGTCAGGTCTAACATTTGTACCACTTCCAATTGATGGTACTAATTGATAAACTGATAATCTAACTAAAGCGGGTGATGTTACTTTTGGCTTATATCCCAAATATTGTGCAAGTGCAACAACATTCGATTTATCTTCTGCATATAACATCATTGATTCTTTTAAGGAATCGTCTGTATAATATGAAAGAACATCACCTAAATAAGATGCCATTTCTATGAATAACATACCAGGTGATGATTCGTTAAAATCAGAATAAGTTTTAGGGAAATAAGTTTTTGCGTATTCAATTAAATTATCTCTAAATGACGAGAAATCTTTATTAAGATATTTTATATCTCTACCCTTATTACTTTTCTTTGTTATACTATTTAGTGCCATTTATATTATCCTTGTATCGTAAATGTTATTTGTTGTGTATCAATTTGATTACCAACTGTAAATTGAATTGTCATATGTGCAGTATGATTATCTTTCATAGCATCTGTCATTTCAATATCGATTTCTTCAATGTTTATATATGGTAACCAATAATTTACGTTGTTAGTTATTGTTTCTTGTAATTTGGTTTCAAAATCGTCATCCATTTGTTCAAAAAGAAGTTCATGTATTCCAGTACCAAAATTTGGTTGCATTACGCGTTCTCCTTTTCTAGTAAGTAAAAGATTTTTTAAGTTTGCTTTAGCTTGTTCAAACGAAGAAAATGCCTGATTAAAATAACCAGTGTTTCCTCTTTGTACAGGTAGAGTTATACCATAAGCATAATCGTTAAACTCTTTGGTATCCTTTACAATTTTTCTATCTAATACATACGCCATAATTATTTACCTCCACATTTATCACACCCACATTTACCTTTTCTTAATTTATTAACAAAACGGCAAAGTTCATATCCACCAAAAGTGCAAGTTATTAAAAATAATATAATCACTTCAAATGGCATAAACATATTATCTCTTAAATTTTTTAACCAATTCAGAATTATCTCTATTTAAAATTCTATCCAAACCGGCCAATCCGGTTGTTATTCCTAACCCACCTTGTCTAGAACCACCTCCGGCAACCATATCACCATAACCCATCTTTGCAGCCATTTGATTTCTCATTGCTCCTAACCCTACTTGTGCTGTTACTGGATTATTAAATGAAATTGTTTCATCGATATCGGGTTCAACATCCATATAATTTGGAATATGAGTATTTGCATATCCTTCATTTATAGGTTGTTGTTGGAAATTATCTAAAATCGATGAACCACCACCAATTGGTCCTGCAGTTCTTTGTGCAGCAGTAAATGGTTGTGTTTGATTAAGAATTTCGTTTATAGTTGGATTTTTTGTGAATTGTTTTTGTTGTGTAGTTTGAACCTGTCTATCTTTTTGCAAAAGAGATTCTGCAAGAGCAAACGGGTCTTGTTCTATTTCTTCTACATTCGAAATAGCTCTTTCTTGTAAAACTTTCATCTTCTTTTCAACTTCTTCTTTTACTAATTTTGGAAGTTGTTTTTTGATTTCTTGTTCTACAACCAACTTAATAATTTGTGCTAATTTTTTACTATCCATTACAAAATATATTATTTTACTAATATAAATATATCTTTTGAAGATTTTGGATAGTAAATTAAAATCATTATCTAACCCTTACGCTCATCTTCAGATAATGTATAGAATCCCCAATATTCCCAATGCCATGCTTCATCCATACCACCTCCATCAGCTAAACGATATGGATTATACCATCCATACTTGGGACCATTTTTAGCCAACCAATAATAATTTTTAGAATGTTCTCTGGTATATTTAGCAGCAGATGGATGTGCACGGCCAACACCTAATTCTTTTGCTTTTCGTTGTTGTGTTCCGCATATTTCACCAAAATCTATAGCAAGTCCCCACCCATGAGGTGAAGAACCGGGTTTTGCTGCACTACCAGGACCGTATTTTTCATAACATGAAATTTGTCCTGCAATATCTCTATATGTGGATGATACTCTCCATTCTATCTTATCTTTTATAGCCTGTGCTAACATTTTATTATATTGTTTAGCCGCTTCTATATGTAACATACCACTTCCATATGCCGAATCGATACGCATTAATTTTTTAGTATCCAATCTTCCATTTGATTCATCTTTTGTAGAACCGGGTGGTCTTGGTGGTGCAGTTGCTCCTACATTTGAACCAATTACAGGCGGATTAGAATCGGTTTCTTCATCAGAACCACCTCCTCCACCATAAGAACGAGCTTCACGAGTAATTCTTCTAATATCTGCTGAAGTTAATGTTACTTCATTTGCTTCTAAATTTACTTTTAAATCAACCACAGTCATTTCGCGTGGAGTTTCCCATTCTTCACCAATTGGAACTTTTCCCAAAATTCTTTTAGTCTCACCTATTTCAGTATCCGGTGTATCATCATCTTTTTCATTTTCATTTCTCAAATCCTCTTCAATAGCATCTTCTCCTTCTTCGATTACACCTTCAAATTGCTCATCCATACTATAACCTGTCCATGTTGCAGCACCGGGTATCGGTATAGGTGACGGTGCTATAAGTCCAGTTGTAAGATATACTCCTCCAACCGTTCGTAAATGCGATTCAATTTGACTTATTAACGCATTTAAAAATATTTCACTATTATCGTTCGGTTTCATATTTTATTTACAATCTGGTGGTAATACAAATCCTAAATATTTTTTTGGAGTTTTTTGAAATACTCCACATCCATTTCGATTAAATCCACCTCCACTTGTGTTTCCTTCAATTGTTATAACCTTTCCATTTACAACACCGGTTACTAATCCAATATGATGTGCATGAGATTCAGTTCCATATAATATTGCAGCTCCCACTTTTGGAGTTTTTGACCAATATCCATTTTTCTTTGCCCAAACCACCCAATTTTGACAACCTGATGAACCAGGGGGTGTTTTTATTCCTGCTTCTTTCCACCAAGTTGTAACTGCACCCGCACACCAATACCATCCTTCACCCGTTGATTTAACTTTTGCTTGGTTATTTAATCCTGCATTGGACATCATTGCATCAATTCTACCTGGTGCTGGTTTTTGAATACCACCCGGAAATCCACCATAATTTTTACCTGGCGGTGACCCAAATTCTACTATACCAACATCTCTTTTTGCTGCAGCTACTGCTTTTACCCCAATAGGACATTTTATGATATCAGGTGTTAATGCTTCTACTGCAGCTATTTCTTCCGCAGTTAAAGGTGGTGATGGTGCATTTTTTACACCACTTTCTATTTCATTTTCTTTTAATGCTTTATAATCTTTAGCAGTTTCCCATTCAGCATCAGTTGCGTTTGGATTTGATAATACTGCATTTGCCGATTCAATTTCTTGTTTGGCTGCTGCTATATCTTCTGCAGTCATTGGTTCATCTTCTATGTTATCCAATTTTTTAGCAAGTTCTTCTGCTTGTTCTACCGGTATTAGATTTGTAGTATCAACTACTCCCCACTCACCAGTATTAGTTATTGAATTGGTAACTTGTGTAATATGAAGCATGACACCCGCCGGTGTTACTGTTGGTTTGGGTGGTGGAAATAAATTCATATTTGCACCTGTCCAATATGCTTGAAAAGCAGGACCTAAATTTGTAATAATAGCATGTTCGCCTGATGCCTGTTGGTATGCGGTATTTAAAATTCCATTCAATACCGATTCCATAAGTTCAGTATTACCTTTAGATAATGTTATATTATTTATCGTATCGTGTCCTCTTTTTATTAGAGAATCATATTCTAAAACTAATTTTTTTGCAAAATCTTCCTTTGAACCAATTGCGGATTGATTTCGCATATAACTTAACATATTTTGCTTAAAAATATCGTAAGACATTATTCAGTAAAATTTTGTGTTGATAACATTTCTTTTAAACGTCTTTTCAAAGCGGTAAAATCGTTTCTATTTTCAGGACCAATTGCAGTAGGACCAGATGGTGTTTTATATACCTGTTCGACAACTAAATCTATTAAGTTTTCCAATAATTCTTTTAAAGTGTTACCTCTAACTAATGGTTCTGATGGTTTATCGGTATTTGGTGATTTACCGCTTTCATCGGTATTTAAAAATATCTTACCATCGCCAGTTTTGATTGAAACATTTGAACTATTTCTATCAGTTGTTATATTAACATCATCTCCAAAATCCAAATCTGCACCCAACCCACCATCAATTGAAAATTTACCATCCGAAATAAATCCATAATCTTTTTTGGAATGAAAAACCATTTCGCCTGTTTTAGATGAAATAATAATCTTACCACTATTGATTAATAAATGGTCATCACCTTTTAATGGATTTGGGTATGATGAAAATTTACTCGGTCCAATTGATGTTGTTGCTGTAAATGGAATTTGATATTCTCCACTTGACATTACAATAACACTACCGTCATTATTTACTTCTTCTTCAGTTAAATCACCTTCTTTTAGATTTGTTAAACTTGATGAATCCTGCCTATTACGAATTATAATAGTTGGTGAATATACATTGTTTGCATTATTATATGCACTAAAACGAATTGATTGACCAAAACGAGATTGTATTAGTTTATCACCCTCGTATAATTTTAATTTATTTACTGGATTGTGTTTAAAATACGCACCCAATCCCAATGACTTATCAGAATCAGCAGAAGTTTCAGTTGCAGTACCGGTTTCAGAAACTGCTTTATAATCTGATTTACCACCTTGTTCTTTTTCTGAAAATAAAACATTAGCCTTATTTTCAGCTGCAGAACCTTTATTTAAAAATCCAGTTGGAATTCTTTGATAATAATCAACACTACCAATTTTAACTAATTGTACAATTTCACCAATTATAGGTACTTCAAAATCAGTTGAACTTACCGGAGTGTATATTGGTAATATATCAACCGGTGTAATTAAATCATGATATGGTCGTATAACTACACCATAAACATTAGTATTATCTTTATCTGTAAAAACATTTTTAAATGCTTCAGTTTTTTGTAAACGCTTATGAGTTGAATCTAAAATTACATCAACAACTACCCCAACCGGTAAACTTGATTGTACCGATTGTTTGTTTGTTTGTGATGTTGATAAAGATGATTGTATTCTTTGACTCATTATTTTTTATCCAATTTTTGCTTTAATTCTTCAACTTCATATGTTAATTCATCAACCTTATGTTCATGTACATCAACAACTTCTTTAGCAGTTTTTTCCAAATCACTCAACAATTGATTCTTTTCTTCATCCGTTAAAAATCCAACATCCCCATCTGCTTTATTTTGAGAACCAATAATTCTTTGTGCAATTGCTGCCATTTTAATAAGTGAATCATCATTTTTTACTGATGTGTCAATTAGGTCTTTTAGAATTGGTCCAATTACAGCCATATCACCTGCATGGCGTACCAATTTTCGCATTTCTGCTATTAGTTCAGAAATTCTTTGTTTTTTATTTTGTTGATTTTCGTAAATATCTTTAAATAATCCAGATAAGTTCTTACCGGGAAAGAGTTCAAAATCTATACTCATAATTTTATATATTAGTTCAACATATAAATATATGAAATAAAAAAACCTCATTTTTGATGAGGTTTTTTATATTATGTCTTTTTTTTAAAGATTCCGCGTTTTTGTTGTTCTTTGCGTGTTTTCTTTGCAATTTTTTTACGATTTGCATTTACTTTTTCTCTGTTTGTCATTTTAATTTTTTCACCTCTATTTTAATTTTTGGTTCGTATCCTTTTGGTAATTCATTTCTAACACCATTAAAGGATTCCACTTTATCTTCAAAATATTCTATAATAAGAACTTTATCGGTCAAATTCATAATAGTTTGTGAAGATGTAAACATTTCCTCACCTTGTCTTCTCATATTCAATTGAGATTCTTTTGGGAAAAATTCCTTTCTCATTGCCTGAGCAATTTCTCTCCAATCTTCTACTTTATCAACTGTTTTTTCTGCTGATATTTTTCTCATTTTAGAAGAAAGATATTTTTCACCATGAGTATATCCAGCATCAGTAAACATATGTCCGTGATTTGTTCTTACAACCGGATGTTCAACATTATGAACTGTTATGTCTGGTTTATGTTTTGAGGTAGTTTCGATACTCACCATTTTTTTAGGCGATGATATAAATGTATGTCCTTTAAGTGATAATTTAGATTTACCCTTATATGTTAATGCTGCTTTTACTGCATCTTTAAGTGTAGGTTGTTTGATGATGTTTCTCATTTTATCACCATCCGGTCCCGGTTTACCACCCTTCTTTACAATTTTATGTTCTGCTTCATCATGTCCAACTAATAAGGCCGCATTAACAACACCAATACCATTAGCATTCATACCCTCACTCCAATCGGTAATCATATCATGTAAATAGGCAACTTCAACACCATCTATAATAGTGTGAACAATTTCTAATTTAGGTTTATATGCCCTATCTCTATTCTTTGCAAGAATAAATTTATCACCAACTTCTTTAGAAACTATAATACATTCGTTTATCATTTTGACTAAACTTTTTTTAATATTTTTTAACTTGTTTGTATGCCAAAACTTTTTTTGGTTTCATTATGATTTCATTCCATAATGATGTTTTATTTTCTTTACATTCATCCCAATTCCTACAAAGATTATTTTCATTGTCTGGATATGAGAATCTAAATAAATTTGCTGCTCGATTTCCTCTATCAGTTGCAAATGATTTTACATCTGACTGAAACGCTGCAACTAAATTACCTTCTAATTTAACCAACACATTACTTTCCGGTCTAAAAAAATCTTTAGCTTGAACAGTAAAGGTTGATAAAGCAAATGTATAACCTGATTCTAAACTGTCTTGTATATTTTTCAATCCTTGTAAAGATGTCCAATGATACGAAACAATATCTA